AAGAAAGAGACACCGACCCCCATTGATCTTTCTAACCGACGAAACACCTCAATCGGGCACGATCCTTTTGAATCAGATTAAACATGACTAAACCAGACCAGATCGCTTTAGATCAGGCTCAATCGAAAATAGGAGGTGTGCCAACTCCACGTATTCACTCCAAACTCAATGATTTGCCATCTAAAGGTCAGGAGATGATCGACTTTGCAGCTGAGGTCGGGATCCCACTTATGGAATGGCAGAAGTTTGTTGCAATTCATGGGCACAAGATCAAGCCAGATGGTCGCTGGCACCATTCCGAGAATGGGCTGGTCATCGCACGACAGAATGGCAAGTCAACTTTTATGATGCTTCGTATGTTGACGGGTGCTTACGTATGGGGCGAAGGCTTGCAGCTTGCATCCGCTCACAGACTTACGACATCCCTGGAAACCTTTCGACAGATAATTGCTTTAATCGAAGAGAATGACAAACTTGCATCCGAGGTCAAAAAGATACGATGGCAACATGGTGCAGAAGAATTGGAACTTAAAGGAAATCGAAGAATTGTAATTAAGGCAAGCAATAACGCATCACGTGGTATCAGCAAACCTGAAACAATCCACATGGATGAGTTGAGAGAGTACAAAGATCAAGATGCCTGGTCATCTATGCGATACACAATGATAAGTGCCAAAAATCCCCAAACATGGATTTATTCAAATGCTGGAGATCAACATTCAATTGTTCTGAATGCTTTACGAACTAGAGCATTAGCAGCAGCCGGTGGTGCAAATGATGATATTGGTTGGTTTGAATGGAGTGCTGAACCAAACACTCCTATTACCCTTCCGTCGGGTGAGCCGAACTGGGAAGCGTTCGCTCAAGCCAATCCATCTTTAGGAATAACAATCCATGAGGACAATTTGCGATCCGTAATAAATGATCCGCCAGATATTGTGCGCACAGAAGTTTTATGCCAGTGGGTAGATACGATCAATTCAGTCGTGGATGCACAGAAGTGGCAATCCTGCGCAATTGAGCCAATTCCACTAGATCCTGACAAAACTATGTGGATGGGATTAGATTTAAGCCCAGATCGTAAGTTTGGTGCTTTAGTTGCTGCACAAAGAATGCCAGGAGAAAGATTTTACGTTCAACTATTGCATACCTGGTCAAATGACTTTTCATTAAACGATTTAGCAATTGCGAACGATGTTGCGCCGTATTATCGCAAATACCAGGTGGAAACGATTGCTTACAGCAAAAGAACAGCTGCAGCCGTTGCCAGCCGTTTACAGCAAGCCGGAATCCCCACGACAGACATGGATGGCGCAGTTTATTCAGAATCCTGCGATCGCTGGCTTGGAGCGATTAACAGCCATCGTTTACAGCATGGAGATCAGGAAGAATTAAATCAACAGGTTTTATCAGCTGCCAGATTGCCTTATGGCGATGGTGCCTGGATTATCGGCAGAAGGGCATCAAGAGTTGCAGTTTGTGCAGCCGTTGCTACCGCTTTGGTTTCTTATTTTGCGACACAGGTCGAAACGGAGATTGACATACAAATCGGATAATTGAGACATAAGGTATAATATACGCCAATGGGACTATTTGATCGTTTTGTTAAAACCACTGCTCCAGCAATTACAATGGATGTTGCAGCAGCCAATACACCTTACAATTTACAGCAAGCCTTTGGCGGATTATTCTTAGGAGCACAAAGTGCAAGTCGTGAACAAGCGATGAGCGTTCCGTCATTAGCAAGAGCAAGAAATATTATTTGCTCAACAATTGGCTCACTACCTTTAGAAACTTACAATCACTTTACAAAACAGCATTTAGATCCAAATAGAGTAATTATGCAACCAGATCCTAGAATTGCTGGATCTGCAATATATGCCTGGATCGCCGAAGATTTATTATTTAAGGGCGTGGCTTATGGTCAGGTTTTAGATTCTTATTCTTCTTCAGATGGTTCTCGCATTCGTGCCTGGACAAGAGTTTCTCCAGATCGTATTACTTACAATACAAACGCAGCACAAACCGAAATTACTGAGTATTTAATCGATGGAATGCACATACCAGCATCAGGTATCGGTTCAATCATTGTTTTCTCAGGACTTGATGAAGGTGTGCTAAATCGAGCAGGTCGCACAATCCGAGCAGCACAAGAATTAGAAAAAGCAGCTGAGTTATATGCCAAAGAGCCAGTTCCAACAATGGTGCTTAAATCAAATGGCACAAACTTAACTCCAGAGCGAATTACAAAACTTTTAGAATCTTGGAAGGTTGCCAGAAACACAAGAGCAACTGCATTCTTGAATGCTGACGTTGAATTAACTGCACTTGGCTTTGATCCACAAAAATTGCAATTGAATGAAGCACGTCAATACCTAGCAACAGAAATTGCAAGAGCAGTTGGCATTCCGGCATCTTTTGTGTCTGCTGAAACTACCAGCATGACATACAGCACGACTGTTATGGAACGCAAAGCCCTTATTGATTTCAGTTTAAGAAATATCATAACTCCGATTGAGCAAAGATTATCAGCTGCTGATTTTGTGCCAAATGGCGTTGAAGTTCGCTTTGACATTGATGATTTTCTAAGAGGCTCAGCATTAGAGCGTGCACAAGTTTACGAGATCCTAAACCGAATCGGTGCGATGAGCATCGAACAAATACAAGAGGAGGAGGACTTAATCCGATGAAGATTAGTTTCCCAATTACCCTGACCGCAGCTGATAGCAACAAGCGCACAATATCTGGAAAGATAGTTGCTTGGGATGAGGCTGGCAACACATCTGCTGGAAAGACAATTTTTAGCAAAGACAGCATCGATTTCTCAAAGCCAGTTAAGTTATTACTAGAGCACGATCACACACGCCCAATTGGCAAATTACAAGACATCACAGCTGACGATCAAGGCATTCAAGCAACCTTTAAACTTGCAAAAACTTTTGCAGCTGATGATGCTTTAGAAGAAGCAGCCACAGGACTTCGTGATGGTTTTTCAGTCGGCATTCTTGTTGATGCTTGGGATAACAAAAATGGAGCGATGGTCATTACTGCATCAACCCTAAAAGAGGTTTCATTAGTTTCAGAGCCTGCAATTGATTCTGCAAGAGTTTCAGAGGTAGCAGCAAGCGAAACACCAGAAACACCAGAGAATTCCGAAGCAACCGCTGCGGAAGAACAACCACAGGAGGACACAGTGTCTGAGATTACTTCAGAAGCCCCTATCGCAACCGAAGCGGTAGAAGCGGCAAAATCTGAGCCAGTGGCAGTTAGTGCAGCAACACCAGTTGCTTACACAAAGCCACGCTCACCAATCAATAGCAAAGCAACATACCTAGAGCACTCAGTTCGTGCAGCACTAGGAAATGACGACAGCAAGATGTACGTTCGTGCAGCTGATGACACAACATCAAACAACGCAGGACTTATCCCAACTCGCCAATTGACAGAGATCATCAACCCACTTTCAAATGCAGATCGTCCAGCAGTAGACAGCGTTTCTCGTGGAGTTCTTCCAGATGCAGGTATGTCTTTTGAAATTCCTAAAATCACAGCAGTACCTGTGGTTCAAGAGGAGACAGAAGCAGATGCAATTATCGAAACAGGCTTAACAAACAACTTCTTAACTGTAAACGTAAAGAAGTACGCTGGAGCACAAACTTTTTCAGTAGAGTTGCTTGATCGCTCATCACCAGCATTCTTTGACGAGTTAGTTCGTCAAATGGAGTTTGCTTACGCAAAGGCAACAGATGTTGCAGTAATCGCTGGCTTAGTTGCTGGCGGAACAGATGGCGGAAACCGCACACTAGATGCAGCTGGACTTCTTGACTTCGTGTCAGATGGATCAGTTTCAATCTACAAGAACACACTTGGAACAGCAACAAACATTCTAGTTTCACCAGAGCAATTTGGTGCAATTATGAACCTTGCTGACAATGGCCGCCCAATTTACCAAAATTTAATTGGCAACCAAAATCAAGGTGGAAATCTATCTGGTCAATCACTTGGCGGAAACTTACTTGGATTAAACCTACGAGTATCACGCAACATGGCAGTTGGCGCACCAACAGCAGATGATTCACTTTGCTTGATCAATCCAGATTCATACACATGGTACGAGTCAGCACGCACACGTCTACAAACAAACGTTGCGTTAAACGGACAGATTGAAGTTGCATACTACGGATACGGCGCACTTGCCACAAAAATAGGCGCAGGCGCATACCGATTCATGGTTGCATAGTCTAACAATCCAATAAGTGCCGGGGGTTGCTCCCGATCTCCGGCATCTTTGTAATGGGAGTTAAGGAGATGACATGCCAACAATTATTACTGCCAGTGAGTTAAGAGCAGTGCTTGGCGTGTCATCTGCCTTATATTCAGACAGTTATTTAAATGAAATAATTGATACCGCAGAAGGCGTGATCCTTCCAATGTTAGTTTCATTCAAGAGCCCAATTCAAGAGGCCAGTCTAGAAGCAAACGTAGCAACATTCACAACTTTAGGCATTCATGAATTTACAGAAGGTCAATCAGTAATAATTACAGGATGCGGAACACCTTACAATGGCACACGCACAATCTTGGCAAATAATCTTGGACAATATACATTCTCATGCGCCATTACAAACGCAGATGTGGCGAGCGCAAATATCATCCCATCCGGAGTTGCAACTTTATCTTCAGCATCAACTTATGTTGGCAACCAACCAGTTCGCTCAGCCGTATTCGTAGTTTCTTTAGAAGTATTCCAATCTCGCCTTGCAGGAGGAGGTCAGATTGAGGGCGTAGATTTCACAGCAACACCTTTTAGAATGGGCAGATCATTATTCAATCGGTGCGTTGGAATTCTAGGCGCATTTATAGATGTTGAAAGCATGGCTCAATAATGTCATCGACAATCCTTTCAACAGTTAGACAACCACTTGCCACAGCACTTGGCACAGTTGCTGGAAATGTTTACAGTTTCGTTCCTGAGTCCGTAATACCCCCAGCAGTGGTTTTGGTTCCAGATTCGCCGTACCTTGAATTAGAAACAATTAGCAAATCTTTAGTTCGCACAAAGATTAATATGACGATTTCAGTCGCAGTTGCCTATAACTCAAATCCAGCAAGCCTGGACAATATCGAGCAACTTATTATGAGTGTTCTCAAGGTAATTCCATCAGGATATATCGTGAGTTCGGTCGAAAGACCAACAATTACACAAGTTGGAGCATCAACGCTGCTTATCGCAGATGTTCGAGTTTCTACCTACTACACACAAACCGCATAAGGAGAAATCATGGCAACCGTAGTTATTACCGGTCGTGATGTTTCGTTGTCTTTCACAGGTGGAACAGACATCGAAGCACAAGCGACAAACGCAGTTCTAACCAAAGAGTTTGATCGTCAGACTTACCAAACACTTGATGGTGAGGCTTACAAAGTGGTCAATTCAACTGGATCATTCCAGTTAGATATGTTGGCAGATTGGGGCAAGGCTAACTCAGTTTGCGAAGCACTTTGGACTGCTTGCGACACAGCACCAAACTCTGAAATCAGCATTACACTTACAGCTGCAACTGGCGCAGTATTTGTGTTTCCAGTATTGCCAGTTTACCCAACCGCAGGTGGCTCAGGAGTAGATGCTCAAACAGTATCTTTCACATTCCCAGTCGCACGTGGTGAAGTTGCTGAAACCTTCAGCTAAAGAATAAAACGGGAGCAAACAAAATGAAATTACCAATAACAATTGAATACAACTCAGGAGAGCAAGCCACTTACATAGCCCAACCTCCTGAGTGGGCGAAATGGGAGAAGCAGACAGGAAACACGATTGGACAAGCCAAAGAAAAGATTGGCATGTGGGATCTTATGTTTTTGGCTTATCATGCCCATAAGCGTGCAATTGCTGGAGACAAACCAGTCAAGCCAATGGATGCCTGGATGGAAACAGTTGCCGATGTAATTGTCGGTGATGCGGATGACCCAAAAGTCATCCAGAAGGAAGCGTAAGCCGATTACTTATTGCGGTGGCAATAGCCACCCATATACCAATGAGTGAATGGACAAGCGCAGAAGATTTATTAACTGCAGTTGAGATTTTAAAGGAGCGAGGATAATGGCTAATGATTCCAAAATTGCCTATGACAAATCCGACCTCCGGGATGTTTACAAAGCGTTCAAACTTATGGATGATCAAGCAACGGATGAAGCAAGAAGGCAGTCTGCTGCTTTGGCGTATTTTGCATCAGAAGAAATTAAGGCTGCAGCTAGAGGCAGAACGAAGTCAGGCGAAGTTGCGCAAAGAGTTGCGGACGGAGTTAGCATTTCGAAGTCAAGCAAAATCGGTGAATTTAGATATGGGTTTGCTAGACAAAAATTTTCAGGTGGTGCTACTACACAAACGCTTTGGGGCGGTATTGAGTTTGGATCAAACAGGTTTAAACAGTTCCCAGCGTTTTCAGGGCGAGCACCTGGCGGTGGCAGTCGTGGATGGTTCATATACCCAACTCTTCGCAGAATTCAGCCTGAATTAGTAAACAAGTGGCAGGAATCATTTGAGCGCATTCTTAAGGAGTGGACATAATGGCAAGAGATAATCGCACGTTAAAGTTATCAATCCTTGCCGATATTGATGATCTTAAAAAGAAACTAGATCAAGCCGATGATACAGTTCAAAAGAGTTCAAGCAAGATTGGCGACTTTAGCAAAAAGGCTGCATTAGCATTTGCAGCTGCTGGAATTGCAGCGGCAGGTTATGCCAGCAAATTAGCCATTGATGGCGTTAAAGCAGCAATTGAAGATGAAGCTGCACAACTTAGGTTAGCCAACGCCTTAAAGGCTGCCACAGGCGCAACAGATGCCCAGGTAAAGGCTACTGAAGCCATGATCCTCAAGACATCTTTAGCAACAGGTGTTGCAGATGACCAACTTCGTCCGGCCTTACAAAGATTAGCAGTATCTACAAAAGATACAATAGAAGCCCAAAAGTTGTTATCCCTTGCGTTAGACATCAGCAAAGCATCAGGCAAAGATCTTGAAACAGTAGCCAATGCTTTAGGTCGTGCCCAGGATGGAAACGCAACTTCATTAGGCAGATTAGGACTTGGCTTATCAAAAGCAGAATTAGCCACATTATCATTTACAGAGATCCAGGCTAAGTTATCTGATCTTTATGGTGGCGCAGCAGCAGCAAATGCTGAAACATTTCAGGGCAAGATTGATCGTTTAAAAGTAGGATTTGATGAAGCCAAAGAATCACTAGGTGTTGCTTTATTGCCACAAGTGGAAAAATTTATTACCTTTTTGAACGATGTAGGTATTCCAGCATTAAACGATTTTATTGCAGGATTAACTGGAGACGATAGTTTATCGTCAGCCTTACAAGAAACCGGTTCAGGTTTTTACAAATTTGGAGTTTATATTGAAGCAGTTGCTGGAAACATTAAGGGTTTTATCACCTTAGTTAGAGAAGCAATTGGAGTATTAGTAGAATTTGCAAATCAAGGAATTAGGGCCGTAAACATAATCAATCCAGGCGCAGATATTGGTTATATTCCAAATCCATCACTTACAGGAAAAATGCTTGGTCAAACACCTAGCGTGCCAACACCTACTGCTTTGGATAGAAACCCAACGGGCAGAATAGTTAATAACATTACAGTTAAAGCAGTAGATTCAGAAGGCGCAGCCAGAGCAGTTGCAAAGGTATTAAATCAATCATCTGCCAGATCAATCCCAGCACTAGATCCAGCAAGCATTAGACGACTTCAATAATGAGCAACTTTACGCCTGAATGGCGATTGCTGGTTAATGGCGTTGATTATTCAAACGTAGCAATCTCAGACATATCTCACGCATCTGGCCGAGATGATATTTATATCCAGCCAAACCCGTCATACATGGAAATTGCTTTAGTTGCTTTAGAAGATGAAAACTATGTCTTTGATGTTAATGATTCTTTAACGCTACAAGTCAAAGACAGCACTGGCACATACACAACTCTCTTTGGTGGCAATATCACAGACATAACCACATCGGTCAGCAGCACAGGATCAGTTGGCAAGGTTTACTCATACAACCTAATTGCTATGGGTTCCCTTGCTCGATTGGCTAAAACAATCAGTGAAGGCGTATTAACATCAGAATTTGATGGAGATCAAATTTATACTTTGCTTACAGAATTCTTATTGGGTGATTGGATTGGGGTATCAGCTGCACAAACATGGGCAACTTACGATGCAACAACCACATGGGAAACTGCTGAAAATCTAGGACTTGGTGAGATCGATCAACCTGGTCAATATGAAATGGTCAATCGTGGATCATCTACAGATACCATTTACAACATCGCTTCACAAATAGCCAATTCAGCCTTTGGATATTTATATGAAGATAACGCTGGCAACATCGGATATGCAGATGCAGACCATCGCCAAAACTATTTAGCTGCCAATGGCGCAATTGAAATTTCAGCAAATACAGCAATCGGAGCAGGTTTAACTACAACAACCCAGGCTGGCAATATCCGCAACGATGTAGCCATTAACTATGGAAACAATTTTAATGACCTAGAAGTGGCTTTAGATGCTACAAGCATTTCCATTTATGGCTACAAATCAGAAACCCTAAACTCAAGCATCAAGAATCAATCAGATGCAGAAGATATTGTTAATAAATACTTAAGTCTTAGAGCCTATCCTTACCCAGTATTCGACAGCATTACATTTCCAATTACTAACCCAGAATTAGACGATACAGACCGAGATCACCTTTTAAACGTGTTTATGGGTCAACCACTGACCATCACCGATTTACCGCCTCAAATAGCCTCTGAGGGGCGTTTTCAAGGGTATGTAGAGGGTTGGTCATGGAGCACGTCATTCAATGAGTTATACCTGACGATCAACCTCAGCCCAATAGAGTTCTCAGCCGTATTCCAACAATGGAATGAGGTCAATGCCTCCGAAGCATGGAACACATTATCAGGTACAATTACCTGGCGAACAGCGATAGGAGTAATTTCTTAACATGGCAAATACCACCAATTACAATTGGGAAACCCCAGACGATACTGATCTGGTTAAGGATGGCGCACTTGCCATTCGCACTTTGGGTTCTTCTATCGATACGACCACCAAAGCGTTAAATCCAGAAACAACAACAGGCGATATTGCTTACCGATCAGCTACTGCAAACACCAACACAAGATTAGCACTTGGCACAGCAGGTCAAATTTTGACAGTTAATTCCGGTGCAACTGCTCCTGAATGGGCTTCACCTTCTGCTGATAGTGGATTGACCTTTATTACTGGAACAACATTTTCTGGTGTTTCAGGTTTTAGTTTGCCAGATAATAGTTTTTCTGCAACCTACGCAAATTATCGAGTAATTATTGCTATTGATAGCACAGCCAGCATGGCTGGCACAACCATGAACTTTCGCATACGCATGAGGGCTGCTGGATCAGATAATTCAAGTTCAAATTATTACAACGCCCGATGCGTTTATTACACAACTTTCGTTGCAGGTCAGGGTGGCTTAGAAGATGCGTTTTACTGTGGAACAGCATACGAAGGCACAAAAGGCTTTTTAGTCGCCGACATTATAAATCCATTTGCATCTGTATCAACACAAATTGCGGCAAAGGCTCATGGAAATCAAGGCAGTCTTGCAATATCAACAGAAAATAATTCAGACATGACAGTAAGTACTTCTTATGATTCACTCAGTTATTCAAGTGTCAATGGAACAATTACAGGTTCATACAAGGTCTATGGTTATGCCAACAGTTAAGGAGAAAGTAATGACACGACCAATGGTACAAATTGGTAATGAAGTTCGACCGATGAATGATGCGGAATTTGCTCAACATGAAATTGACCAGGCGAGTTTAGCGGCTAAAAAAGCCGAGGCAGATGCTAAGGCTGAGGCAAAGGCTCAATTGCTTGATCGTTTAGGTATTACTGCTGAAGAAGCACAATTACTTCTTTCGTAGATGAAGCCCTGGCTAAGTAAATCTGCCGTCCAATTAAGAGAGCAGATCGATGACTGTTTCCCAGATAGGGATCGTTCTTCTGATGGTTGGATTGGCGATGCTAGGCACTCAAAATCTAAATCCGACCACAATCCGACTAGCGATACGGGCGTGGTTCGTGCTATCGATGTGGACAAAGATTTAAATAAAATCAAGGGATTGTCAGTACACCTAGTTGAGCAGCTAAGAATCTATGCTAAAGCAGATAAACGTAAACGCATCAATTACATTATCTTCGATGGTAAAATATGTTCTGCTAGAGGTAATTGGAAATATAGGACTTACAAAGGATTTAACCCACACAAGTCGCACATCCACATTTCCTTTAGCCCTGCGGGAGATCAGGACAGATCGTTTTTCGACATCCCACTCGTAGGAGGCAAAGCATGAAATTAAGTAAAAAACATAAAGCAGCAATTAAATCTTACCTGCGAGCAGTAGCAGCTTCTGGACTTACAGTTGCCCTGGCAATCGCTGGAGATATGCGACCAGAGTATGCAGTATTGCTTGGCGCACTGATAGCACCTCTAGTCAAAGCGTTAGATCCAAAGTCAGGATCTGAAAGCGATTACGGGATAAAAATTAAACCATGAGTGATTCAGACCTTTTAACTTTTTATTTTGCAAGCCTGGCTGTTATCGGTGGTCTTGCAGCATTTGTCATCACTCACTTACTTAATGAAATTAAAGCACTCCATCAGCGTGTCGATGAGATCTACAACATCCTCTTAGAGCGATAATTTTAAACATGGCAACTACACGCAAAAAGCAAGCACCCCGTAAAAAGGTTGCAAAGAAGCGGATTGTGCGTAAATCGCCAGAGCCATTAACCAAACTCGATGTCTTTTATGCATCACTGCATGAATGCTACAAAGCAGCTCGTAAGGCTGGTTTTAGCGAAGGCGTTGCGCTTTGGATGATGCAAGACAGGATCCTACCCGACTGGATTGTCGGAGATGGTGCGATCATTCCAACGATTGATCCGACTGAAGAAGATGAGGATTTCGATTAAGCGATACCTGGTAATTTCAGATTTGCAGATTCCCTATCACCATGAGGCAGCTGTTAAAAATGTTATCAAGTTAGCAAGGCGGGAGAAGTTTGACAGTGTACTTAATGTTGGTGATGAGATTGATTTTCAAACCATTAGCCGTTGGGCTGAAAAAACACCTTTG